TTGGTGCAAAGTTCGATCTTCTCAGATATGAGTTGTTCCCATTCAGATAATTCCTGCTCCGGTTGATTTTCTTTCTCTTGATCTTCCTGCTTACTCATTCCACCACCTCAATTCTCAATTCATGCGAACGTAATCCACATCGAAAATGATTTCCCTGCCCTTTACTCCCGTTATCCCGGTTGCAAAGTCATCGTCATAGGACATAAAACAGTTGAACGTCTTGAACGAATTATCAAGCGGTCGATCATGAAACAACGTGAATGCCTTCTCGGTGATCGTCCGAGCATCGAATGCCGACTTGGCGTATACGTCCAAGCAGAATTTCCCCTCATATACGAGGTAATTCCGCCCGTATCGCCCCGGCTTGTCGTACATAAGACACAATGGAATGTTCCTGCTTGTGATCGGTCCATCAGGTTCCATGCCGCGAACAAGGCGTTTCACGATGTCTTCGGGGTCGGAGGAAGGCGTTAACCCAAAATAGCCCATAAAGGTACTATCCTGCTTTAACACGTTGTAAACCGCGTCAATGAGCGTCAACGCCTTCACCCCTTCCGGAAGTATTTGTGATAAGGAAATTCCTCTAAGACGTGGGCAAATCCTTGCAATATTCGTGCCTTGTTTGATTGCAGCGCAACCCGCAGGAAATACGTCGGCGGTGTCGGCTTAAACTTTGCGTCAATATCCCCTCGCTCAGCCAGCTCTTCCAAATCCACGCCGCGATACGAACCGCCTGAATATTTAGGCTGTTTCGACGATATCGAAGCGTAGTAACCCGCCGCCCGCCCTTTGACAATGCGCGTTGTCTTCGATCGTAACGCGTTCCAATACTTGGAGTTCATGTAGGTAATCAGTCCACGATTCTGCTCCGGCCCCGCCATCATAGAACCCTTCCCGAATTGCTCAAGCCACGCCTGCCAGTGATCGGCTTCAATATCCGCCGCGATCATACTGCCAAGAATGGCGATGTCTTGGGTTAAATGGTTCCGTACATCCGGATAATACCGAATGTTTGATTTAGCCGTTTGCAATACGAGATTAGCCAGGTCGCGTGCTTCGTAAAATAACCGCTGTCTCAAGTCGTTTGCGGCACGTTCGTAGTCGTAACCGGACAATACGTCCGACACCGGTTCGCTCATCGCAAGTCCTCCGATAACTCAATGAACAGTAGGTTGGGGTATTTGATATCATCCACAACGTCCACCTGGTACGGTCGGCTGTTTACCATGATTCGATCAAGCCGTTCAACATCAACGCCCGACTGTATAATTAGCGTATATGTTGTAGTCGGCAGTAACCCTTCCTGCTTCATTCGGAGACTGGCGTTTGCAAACTCCACAAATCCAACTACATTCGCAACGACATCCGGATAAGTCGCCGGGCCAGTCGGGTTATCGTTACCGTCATAGTCTTGATGTTTGCGTTGGATTGTGACTAGGGCGTTTGTTTTAACCATGCCGCAATACAAATCGTTGTCCGGCGTTTTTCGTTTCGATTGCACAAAAAAGGAATCTTCGGAGATAACCAAAGATCCCTCTTCGACCAACGACAGCGGCGAAAACCGCCCGATGAACTTATACTCTTTGTTGCTGACGGAACTTGAAGAGGTATCTCGCGAAAGGATTAACTTATCCGATACCCCGTCCACAGTGCAAACGGTGTGCCGGTGTGCAAATTCATAGAACATGCCTTCACCTTCTTTAGGTTTTGGCGATTAGTGCAGCCTTAAACGTAAAGCTGGGCGTGGTGCCGCCAACTGTCCACGAGAGCCTTACCTTGTCGCCAAAGTTGGTGACTGCCGCCGTTAACGTGCTTACCGCCGTTTTCTGCGCGAGAGTCACACCGGGAATGGTTCTCCATGTTCCATTCACGTAGGTTTCGAGCGTGAAGTCAATGGTTGGCGATGTTCCGCTTACCGCCGTAATATCAATATCAAGGATACCTTCGGCATAATCACCTACAACAGCTTCGACGGTACCGTTCCCACTTGCAGTCACGGCTGCGGCAGCATGGAGAACGAATTCCCTTGTGCTCCTAATTTGTACAGAACCCTCTTCATATCCGGGTTGAATACGATCTGTCATGAATAAACACCTCTTTTTTATCGGAATAAGATTAGAACATATTCGGATAGGAGATTCGCGATTTCTGGCGAAATCAAACTATTTCCGAAATATTCTATCGTTGAATCAAAATCTTTTTTTACCTTAACGTTTGGATTGTTGATACTAACGAGTTGGTCGATAATCATCCCGCAAGCTACTTTCACCTTCTCCGGAGTGTCTGCCCATCCGCTGGTATAAGTTACTTCAAGTTCGGTAAACGGGATTCCGAATACTGACGTTCCGCACCATAGCGAACCGATGTTTTTGTCAACGTCCAACGTCGATAGGTCGCTTATGTCATCAAAAGCCGGGGGGCCGAAATCCAAGCCTGTAATATGCCGGGACGCCCTACCCTTTAATGCTGTGATCTCCAATACGGGGTAATAAGACAAATGTCCTCGCTGATATTCAGTCAGCGGCACACGCTCCGTATAGGATTTCACGCCGATCTCCCGCTTGCAGTACCCGTCAATAATCGCGGATGCTCGAAGGATGAGATTATCCGTCAGCGTCACACCGGCAGAGACAAAAGCCGCATCGGTATCCTTGTCGAGATAGGCGCTCATTCAACGTATCCCGTTTTCTTGAGTTCCTTGGCCGTTGCTTCCGAAACATTGGCTTCACCATTGATAAAGGTAACAATGGTCGCGCCAAGATGTACCGAATGGTTGCCTTTTTTTTGGGGATGCGAACCCTTCAATACCACGCCTTTTAGCGAAATCTTCTTGGCGGCGTTTTTTTCGGATTCTTCCGCTGCTTTTTTGTCTGCATCTTCTTTGGCCTCGGCCGCCTCTGCTTCATCGGATAATCTCTTGGCTTCGCTCTTGAAAGCCTTGATCGCTTCGCTCACCAATTTCAAAGCCGACTCCAACTGTTCATCATCGACATTTTCAGATACAGAAACCTTATGCGCCTCCTCGATCGCTGCCGATAATGCGTCAATCGTCTCTTGGGCGAATTGATCTTTTTGATTGCCCGCCGCCGCATCGTTTCTCAAAGTAACTGCGGATTCCAGTACAGAAATTAATTTTTCTGCCATTGTTTTTGCCATGGTTCAATCCTCCCTTCAAATAGACGTAAAAAAGACGACTTTTCAGCCGCCTCCTTTCGTCTGTTATTTGTTAACCTACTGCAGCAATTGTTGGCCGGGAAATCGTACCGTAGGCATGAGCGTAGCTCGCGCCTTTGGCGATAGGAGCGCCGTATTTCACGCCAACATACTTTTCCTGAACATCGGCAACAGTACCCAATTGAAACAGGTAAATTCCCTTTTCGCCCACATAGTGGTATTCCAGCATCGGCTCCGTCACGATGGCCACGCCGTAATCCGTGAGTGTTGCATCCGTGCCGTTGACTGCGTAAGGAATGAACGGCTCTGGGATGATCGGGAGCAGTCCAGCAGCGGTCATGATTTGTAACACTTCGATTCCAGCGATGGTCGTTTTCGACAATGCCGAAATCTGTGTCGTGTTGTTGGAAGCCTGTCTTTCTTCCTCTGTCAAGTAGTGATGCGCAATCGGATGGATATAGATGGCCGTAGGCATCAACTCATACAGTTCGGATGCAACCATAGCTGCAACCTTCGCGCAAATGGCAGCCACGATGTTCGCTACAGCGCCGACGGAAAAGGTGTTTGTGATCTGTGTTGCCAGTCCAACATATTGCGTTGTTGTCGGCACGGATAAACTGGTATCTGTACCTCTCCACAACGCCTTGCCATGAACCAAGCCAATCGCATTCAACATGTCATCCAAGTCCCTGGCTTTCAGGTCCGGGAAGTTGTTTTGCTGCTGGTTGACCACCGTATCATAATGGCCAAAATTGACTTGATTCGAGATCGCCTTCATTTTGGCGCTATGCTCTGTCCGCGTATTGCTGGTTGCCGTCGCGGTGATGCTTCGCGGATCAACGAATGCGCCGCCGCTAACAGTGTTTTGCTCGAAATAGGTTGAAAAGTTTCCCGTAGCCGGCACA